CAAACACATAACTCCATATATTTGTTCCAACTTCGGGACGACCAGGCATCTCGCCTTCGCGAATCATAATTGAATTAAGTAAGTCACGCTTTACTAACTCGCTGTCAGTTAAGGTAAATTTTTTAACTTGGTTTATTGTATTGTATCCAATGTATGTTGTCATGAGTATTTAGGTGGCTCCACTTTTAAATTATTAATTAAAGTAATTACTTGTGTATTTAATGTACTTCTGTCAATTGGACTTGTTAGCCCAGGTGCGGGTTCGTTATGTAAACTATACGGCTCGTGCGTTGGTGCTCTTGTAACAATAGAACTAAGTGTTGGAGTTGCTTCCGCTACCCAACCGGTATCTTTCAATTCGTTGTCAGTGAACTTATTAGTTATGATACTTGTGGTTTTTGTACTTGCGCCTGACTTATTTAAATCAATTCTTGCACCGCCGATATCAACGTTGGCAGTTGATTCTAAATTAACATTACCAACAGAGTTTATATCAGTGCCTGTACCACTTTGAATGTTTAGTTTCTTACCAGCATGGATATTAATATCTTCGTCTGCGTGTAAGTTAATTGTACCTTGCGTTCTTACGTTTACACTATTGGAACTGTAGACATCCACTGTTCCTGATTTACCGAACTCTAACCAACTTTGCCCATTGGCATGTGTGATATAAAAACATTCGCCATCGTCTGACATTGTAATTTGATGACCAGTTGCAGAACGTATTCTTACTAGTTGGTTCTTGCCTTCTAGGTCGCCGTCATCCATAACAAGACTGTGTCCACCACGTCTACCAACTACTTTTATGTCTTGTTGTTCTAATTCCTCGTTATTAAGCGTTTCCTTAATAGTAGCATCGTACATACCATTTGCGTACACAGGTCTGCCTGGTGTGCTAATGCCGTATACATTACTAGGACTTTCACGTTGGACTGTACTATTAATTGGACCACGTGTTGTATCTTCACTTAACCCTTGTTGATACATTGTTGCAACAACAGATGTGTGTTTTGGTTTGGCTTTCTCGTAAAAACGCGGGTCTTCCGATATAGATTTGTTTTTGTGATTGATTTCAGTTTCATTATCGCCAATGGCAGGAATCATATGTGTTAATCCACTCTCGGGAACACAACCTGCGTAATACCCATAATTTGGGTCACCATTAACGAAGAAGCACATGACTTTAACACCGATGTCAGGTGTAGTAAACCACATTCCATACGATTGCGCATTACCAACTGATGTGCCAACCCCCTCTGTAGTACCACTGTGTTCTACTTTTCCATAAAAAGGAGTTAAGTAACTAACTGTTCTCCAACCACTCGGGTCATTCTTATCCTGCTTTGCGAACTCTTCAATGTAAACTTGTACACGTCCATTTCTAGTAGGGTCAACGTTATTCATTACTTCAGCAATAAATGGTCCACTGTCAGCAGGCATTCCGCCTCTGTCTAGTTTGTACCCTTTGGTACGTCCCCTACTCTTTAATATATCATCAGCCATTAGTCGTCCCTGCCTTCTTGACGTAATCGCATGAGCCTATCAAAATCGCCCTCTTTGTCTATTTTGTCCATACCCCAATCTTGTTCCATCATCATGTGTGTGTCACTTGCCGCATCTAATTCATCACTAAATGCCTTCGATGCGTTAACTCGTTTTTGCCTGGCGCTCATCAATTGGTTGAAATCTGCACCTTGTTCCATCGCCCAATCTTGTTCCATCATCATGTGTGTGTCACTTGCCGCATCTAATTCGGAACTCAATAGATTGTCTTTCAATATTTCTTTCTCTGCCTTTTCCTTTGCAAGTTGTCCCTCAGTTGGAAATTGCATCATAGTTCCTTCTAATGTCTGTGTGAACTTACCACCACTTAAACTAGTAGTGATTATGTTTGCTCTGTAAATCAAACTCATTCTTGATTTACCACCTTTTCCACTACTCAAATCCCTTCCGTGATTTTTATTACCAACATCAGCGATACCACTCTTCAAGTCATAATCAACATTGGTATTGTAATTCACCGAAAACAAAACTTCACTGGCATCATAATTCACAGAACCATCATCCATAAATGGACCTAGACCGACACCACTTGCATCGGGAGAATAGAAAACCTCGCTCTGTGCTATCCAATCAGGGTCTCCAACAATCTGTAGTTGGGCGTTTGCTTGGTCTGATGGCGAGTACAATAAACTAGCCGCATTCGCCGCTCCTTCTGCCCTTCGGTTCTTTCCACCTTGTGCTGATTCAGAACTAGAATGCTGATATACCTGTTGTGTTATTTCTCTAGCATTATTCTGTAATTTTGGAATACCCATGTCACCACCAAATGTTTGATAGTACAAGTAATTGTATTCCTGTCTAAAATCCAATACCTCAGTATTTTTACCAGTGAACCAATAATCATATTCCTTATGCACGCCACGGAATCTAGTTGGTCCATAATACGGAGACCTAATATTATTAACTTGATATCTCGATATTACGTACTTAATCTCGTACGCATAATTATGTCTAATACTGTCATATTTAATTGGTGTAACCTGTGTTCTAATTTTGTACCACTGCAACACATCAGATGCGCTCTCATTCTTAGTAACCTTGCCAGTCACCTCGTCCATAGTGACTTCTTGTTGATTTGATATAAATGTACTCGCTCTAAGAATCATATCAATCGCTTGTACAATGGATTGTCCTGCTGTGAATGAAAATAATCGTTTATTCTTATCGAAAAATCCTTTATTGGTAAGCATTGATTGTTGATTCCTCACCATCATCGGTACATTATCTTTATCAGTGTGTTCACCCGTAGTGATTACCAATGATTTTCCTATGTTGCTTCCCTTCTCGAACTCGATGACATACTTATGTGGGACTTCAATTGACTTATTTTTAAGAAGTTTGCTCTGTTCAGTATTCAACGCATCGACTAATGACACGTTTTGGTCGTAAATAACATCCACTTCAGCATCATCCAATTGGGTTTCTTTAAGTTCATCTTCCTTTTCCAAATCCTCATTACTTAATTTTCCAGTTAGAACTGCACTAACTGTCTGTCCATACAATTCAGCGTTAAATGTAATAGTAGAGTTTGCTACACCAAATGGTATTTGTGTCTGTGGACATACTGCATTGCATTTGTATCTAACTTCCGCATTCTCAATTGCAAACTGTATTCCTGTAAATTGGAATGGAATGAACTTTTCGGAAATACTACTCAAGTCACTCAATGATTCACTAACACCGATGTCGCGTCCTGTAATTTGCTTACCGTTCTTGTCGTAACCATAAAAACGCACAACCATTAAATAATTCTGTGCCGCATAATTGATTCTATCTTTACTAACGCCATTGCTAATATTGTGTTCCTGTACGATACCGTGTAGTTCTTCTAAGAATGTTAATCCATTTGGTTCAATAACAGTGAATGATGTCTCGAATTGATTATGTGGGGAACTCACTGATGTACCTGAGATAAGTCCCTTTAGTTCGATGTCGTCGATATAGAAATCCTGCTTAAAGTAGTTCGAACTACGCCTTGCTCCATGATTCCCTTCGGGTGCTTTTGATATACCACCACTCTGTAAAAGTAAAGTCAAACCTTTAACCGACTTTTTTCCAGAAGAAATCATCCCTGCGTATTGTTCTACTCCCATCAAATACAAACTTACACCGTAAGTCATTGTAGCGAATCCTTTAAATGGACTTTCTTTTGGAATAATGTCTTTTTTAAACTCCTCAGCAACATCAACTTCTGATGAATTAACACCACCACTTACATTTTCTTCAGTACTATCTTTATTAGTAACTGTTTCAGTGCCTTTATCCCCAGTACTTAAACCAACTGCGTCACCTTCTGTTATTCGGTCAGTCGTTGATAATGTTGGGGTTTTTGCATTTGTTTTTGCGGTTTGTACAACATTAGGTAACAAATCATCAAGTGATGGTCTTTTATTAGCCGCTTTTTGTGAATCTTCTTGTGTTTGCGGGCCAATAAATGGTGTTTGTATTCTGGCGCCATCAACCCCGCCTTGCTTGGCAAGATTTACAATATCGGAACTAGAGTCGTTTGTTGCCATTTTAGAATCCTAGTGCATCTCTAAGCGTATCCAATGTTGGAATGCGAATTGATGTTCCTTCTTTAAAATCAAACAAAGGGTCAACTAATGTGTTTGGATTGCGCTGTGCAAATACCCACC